AAAACAACATGAAACAGGAACTTCTGTTTTGGCATCAACTTGAAATTGTCGTCTATGTACAATCTCGATGCGTGTTGGTAGTCTTTCATACCCGGTAGTCCGTCCTGGAAACCTTTTAGGAAATTGTTTATGCTTGGCATAGTGTTATTTATAGTCACAAAAAAAGCGCCTATAAAGACGCTTTTTTGCTTATAATTGCTAACTTAATTTTTTGTATTACTGTCCACCACCTGTACTCAAAGTACCAATAGTTCTTGCAACTGCTGTTCCAATACCTGTGCCTGTTGGTGTCTGGATTGCGTTGTCATATCTAACTGACATCGTGATAGTTGCTGGATCTGAAGTTGCGTATGCTAGTGAGTTGTAGTTTACGTTTTCAACGTATGCACCATATAATTCAAATGTTTCTAACACATTCGGTGCACTCGCTCCGTTACCACCGTCAAGCATTTCAATCCTAGTTGTGAATTTGTAATCAATACCAGATGCCGCTGAACTCTGTTCAAAGAAATCAAACTGTTTCTGGATCTGTTCGCCAACCAGTTTAGTAACTGAGTTGTTAACGTCGTCTCTTAAAGTGATTGTGATTGGATCCCAAGTGTGTTTACCTGCAACATAAACTTTTGAGTTGTACACATCCAGTGTCACGTTGTCAAAAGTCAAGTTAGGTCTTGTTATATCAATAACTTGTTTTGTTAGTTCTGATCTTGGTGTTGATACTCCAAAATTTTCAAGTATTGCTCTGAAACGATACTGTAGTTTTGGCATCAATAAACCCTGTGATGCTGAACTCTGATCGTTTGCTAGTGGTACTGTAAATTTTGATAAAGTTGATATTGCCATCTGTTTCTCCTATTTATTCAAAATTAGTTCCCTAACTTTGCAATTTCTCCTGTGTTTTTGATTCTCAACGGTATGTAAATAAATTCAACTGACTTGATCGGCTCAATTGCTATATCCACATAAAGTTCGTTCCTGTCAATCCTTGTAGGTGTGTTGTTGGTGTCATCACAAACTACTAGGAAGTCAAACAATGCTCTCTGACCTGTTAACTCCAACAAGAATGATTCTATTGCACCCTTGATCTCGTTTCTTGTAAGTTCATCATTTGGTTCGAAGATGAATGGTTTAGCGATTGCATCCAGTTGTGTTCTTAGATACACTGCTAATCTTGAAACGTTGATCCTGTCTAATGCAGAACTTGCCGATGTTTTAGTTAAGTTACCGAAGTTAACAATTCCTGCACCTGAGAAGAAAGTGATTGGATTCACTTTGACCTCATGCATTGAATCTCTCACTGACTCCGTAACAGATATTGTTTCGAATTCTCCACTTGCTGTGTCGATGTAACCAACTGCTGTGGCGTTGTCAACGACACCTCTTCTTGTTCCTGCTGGTGCGAACCATGGGAAAGCGATGTTGTCGTTGTTGGCCAGTGTTCTCAACATCATGTGTGATGGTGGAACAACGATTACTTTACCTGTGTTGTCTGTTGTAGATCCAGACGGATAAAACACACCCAAGTAATCACTTGAGCTTACTAGGCCGTCTTCACCGTTGTCCAGTGCTGACGCTGTGTTGTTTGCCCAGTTTTGTATTGAAGTTGACGTGCCCTCTAATCTTAAAGGAGTGTCCCCTACAACAAACGCTGTGTTGTTTCTATCTGTGTTTAGGTTAATCATGTTTTGAATCAGTTCTGGGTAACCAGGTGTAGCAATTACATTGTAACCTCTTTGGTCTTCTCTGATTGCTTGGTTAGTGTCGATCTCTGATTTCAATTGTTCAACAATTACTTTTCTCTGTGCTTTTCTTCCAAAAGATCCAGAGCCGTCTGCGTTGTTGCTTGATTTAGTAACCCATCTATCAGGGAAGTAAGTTGATACGCTCTCGTTACTTTGTCTGATGTTACCTAATCCTGCGGAACCGCTACCTGGATATTTCGTAGTTGTGATGTAACTGTTTTTGTATTCTTTCACATTGTAACCAGATCTTCTAGTGTTCCAAAGCATGATACCTTGTGGGTAGTTGTCTGGGTTAGGAGCATCTGGATCTAGGAAACCATCGCTCAACAAGTCTTTGATTGTGCTGGATGTACCCGCACCGCCTGTTGACAATGAATCTGCCTTGTCAGCCGTTGTGTGTAATCTAGCATCTGCAAACACAACACCATCTTCTGTTGTTTGGTCTGCTTTATCAACTAATTCCCAAGCCGCGCCTGATGTAGTTACTGCAACTTGGTTCGCTGTGTTTGTAGAACTCAAAGTTGCTGATGTGTTGTATTTGTAAAGTTTTGGATAGTTTTCTAAGTCTGAAGTGTCAATCCATAAGTCGTTAGTTACAAGTGCAGTACCGTCTGACTGTGTAGTCGGTGCTGTTGCTGAAAACTGTGGACCATTTGGATCTGTTGTTGAGTATGCTGTCGCATATCCAACCCAAGTCGTTCCATTGTGTGCCATGATGTCTGCTTCGTCAGTCGCAGTGTGGTACCATAATGTACCGTCCGCTGGCTCATTAGTTGGAGAACTTGTTGAAGCAGTGTAGCTCAATCTCTTCCAGTTACTTGCCATGATACCTGTGTTAACACTCGAGTCAAGGCTCTCACCTGTTGGTAGGTCATACAAGTTGTCAATCAATGTTGCACTGTTTGCCGTGTATGTTCCATAACTGTGTGCCGTTGTTGCACTGAAACCTGCATCTGCTAATGGTGTTCCTGTTCTGTCAACCATTCTGAACTCACCGCCAAGTTTGTGTGACATCTGGATTGCACCTGTGCTTAATTTAGTTGCAGTAACGTTAGTCAAACCTGCCGCACTTACTGCCGCTACAAAGTCATCAGCACCAGTACCACCTAGTGTTACTGTTACTTCTGAGTTAAGTGCTTCCTGGTTCTTAACTGATTCTTGAATCGCAAAAGTTTCTGAACTTGTGAAACTTGGTGAAGTAGTATTACTTGTGATAGTAGTAGCACCACCTTCATATCTAAAGAATTGAAAGTCTGCAACATTTCCAGTTGAGTCTACACCACCTAAATCATTGGCACCCATGCTTTCTTCAGTGACATTGTACTGTGCATACAATGTGCCTGTAGTCAAAGCAGTTCCACCGTTTCCTGGATCTAGATTAAAGATTGCAGAGTGATGATTACTGTGAAGTGGACTAGCAACTTGAGAGAAACTTCCACTTGCTGTAGCATAAAGTTTTGCAACTAATGCCGCACCTGAGTTTGCTGATGTAGTTTTGAACCAAACTGAACCGTTAGGTCTGTTCTCGTCTGCCGTTTTCCAAGTTGGTCTGTTTGTGTGGCTTTCTTGTAAAAGTTTCACACCGTTTTTCACGCCTGCTGTAATTCCTAGGTCTGCTAAACCAGTACCTGTATTTGCTTCAAACCTGATAGTGTTAGCACCACCTGTTGAGTCACCTAAAAACTTACCGTTGTGGAAGATTTCTAAGTTACCTGTTGTGCTATTGATCGCTGACGTAACGTTAGTAACATTACTGCCAATCGCTGTGTTAACATCTGACAATGCCGTACCACCAAAGGTAATTTCAACACCGTTCATTGTGATCTTGTTACCACTTGTAACTGTTGTTCCTGATGCAACTGTCACTACCGGTAAAGATGTGTGCCAGTCGGTAGAACCAACATGCACCCATGTGTTACTTGCTGTTTTCTTGTAGATCTTGTTTGTAACGTGTGTCGTATTGATTGCGTAATCACCAATTACACCTATTGAAGTTTTTGGTGCACCAGTTGAGACACTGCCAACTAGGTCACTTGTTGAAGTGATCAGTGTTGGAGTAATTGATGTGAATGATTGATTAGTCTGTGACCACTCAAATAGACCGTAACTGCTTGATGCAAGGTCAAACCAGTATGTGCCATCTGTTGGTGCCGCTGTTGGTGCCGAGGCACTTCCAACTAATTCTGCTGTGTCCACATTCGCTCTTAGTACGAAAGCTCTGTTGGCAACTCCTAAAAATGAGTAAGCCGCTTGTAAGCCATACTCATTCAGCTCATAACCATTTAGGCTGTTTCCCGATGCGTCTGTGTAGAATTTCGGATCTCCGAAAGTCTCTGTTAATTCTCTTTGTGACGAGATCAAATATGCAGTGTTGGCGTTGGCAGTCTGTGTTCCTGCCGCTGTGCCGTCTCCTGCACCATTTTGCTTGTCCTGTGATGATGCTACTATGAATAGTGGTGTAGTACCCGCATCTGATGGTACGTAGAAACTCTCGTTTATTACTGAAACCTCTACTCCTGGTGATGTTAATGCCATTTTTCGTATTCTCCTTGCAAGTTACGTATATACTAGAGTTATTTATTCAATCATATGGTTTTTACGACATAATTTAACGTTTTCGAGGTGCCTATATAGGCGACGTAAATACACACATGCAGTACAAAGACAGACCGTTGTGTACGGAGTGTAAGACCAAACCCAAGGCCTATGCCTACAAGAGATATGGCCGTGTGTATTGGCGTAGTCGGTGTGACACCTGTATCAGGAAACGGGCTGGCAAGCGAGTTGGCGGTGTGACCGCACTACAGAGATCTGGATACAAGAAGCACAGGAAATGTGAGTTGTGCGGGTTCAAAGCACAAGATAAGGCACAACTGGATGTGCTGTTTGTGGATGGTGATATGAGGAATACTGTGTCTACAAATCTAAAAACTGTTTGCGCCAATTGCCAGAGGTTGGGCAGTACTCGTAGATTGGGATGGCGTGTTGGTCATCTTGTCGCTGACGATTAGGTCGTCTATCTTTACGTATAATTCTTCTTTGGAGCCATTGTTCTCGATGACGAAATCAAACTCTTCCTTTGCCCAGGCGTATTCTGAACTATGTATGCCTTTGGGTTCTATGTTGCCTTCTGTGTAGTCAACAAACCAGTCCGGGTCTTGTCCTCTTTTTACAAGTATGATCTTGCCTCCACGTTCTCTGATCTGTTTCACTTCGTTGGGAAATCTTGTGTCCGCTATCACGGTGTTTTGGCCTTTGTATCTGCCTATGCAACTGTCCACCCAGATACCGTCGTACATCTGACCACGCATCACTTCCGTGCCGAAGTATTGTAGTACCCATCTTGGGGTTGTTGGTTTGCCAAATTTTGCACTCCAAAACTTGTCCGGTTGTTCTCTCCATTGTCTGCTGGATTCCGTGTCTCCTTCGAGTAGAGCCCTGTCCCAATTGAACATGGATGCCACTGCATCTTTGAGACTTTTTGCGAAACTGTCTTTTTGATAGTCGTGTTTCTCCACCAGCCTATCAGACACAGTGCCTTTGCCAGAACCTATTAAACCTACTACACCTACTAACATAGGTTTATTATACTATTTTTTTAAACGTTTTTCAATCTCTTTGATTGCTTCTTTTACAGATTTTAATATGGTAATTCTTAGACTCTTTTTCCTTTGCTTCAGTGCCTTCATGCTCATCAGTTCTAAATCTTGGACCAGTTGTTCCAATTCATCTAGCGTAAGATCTGAATAACTTTTGTAATTGGAATCTTTCATTGCAGGGTATTTAAATGTAGTTTGTTACCAATTAACCAATAACAAAACTGTGTGGAGTTCCGCCTTCTTGGAAGTTTCCTATGTCTGCTTCTAGTCTGTCAATTTCCGCTTGACCTTCTTGCTTCAATGCATCACCGTTCAGTGTGGTACCACCCTGTGGACCTGCTATGGTATTGAATTTACCTCTCGCTTCGCCTAACATTATTTTAGAAACAGCGAGTGTGTAATCTCTTATCCACGGTTTACTGTAAATGTCTTTGAACAATGTGATGTCAGGTCGAAAGTTGTCTGTGTGCATAAGAACTGTCTCATCGTCTGCTCTTGGTCTTTGAGTGATGGTCAATTTTTTTGTGGCCACATCAAAATGGAATTGTATAAAACTTCCAAACATTTTTCCTATCATTTCCTGGTACGATGCAAAGGCATAGTAGGTTGCTAATCCACCTGTTGCACCCGCTCTTAAAAGATATGTGTTTGTGTAGGCCAGGTTGAATGGTTCAAACAATGTACCACCTTCACCGCCTTCTGTCCTTGATCCCACAGTCCTCCTGTTAAGGTTCCTAACATTGATGATCTCATCTGGTAGGATGTAACTGTTTTGATTTTTCTTCAATTCTAAGAACGCATATGATTCTTCCACAGCGTTTGAAGATCTCTGTCTGAATTTGTTTACGGCTCTTTCCAGGGCCGTTTGATAGTGTTTTGGGTCTAATTCCACGTCAATCATCCCGTCACCGAGATTGTTCTTAACGTAATCGAAAATTTCCTGTTGTCCTGTTTGTAGTTCTGACATACTCATATTTATAGTCATTGCCTGTGCAATAAATATGTAT